GCCCGATATGGCTGATAGCTTAAATCCATCGTGTTGGCGATCTTTCCAAAAGCAATATCTGTCTGCCCTGTCTTGTTTTTCATATCCTCCATAATCTCGGCAAAAGATTCAGCGCTTCCGCCGGTCAGTGCCAGGATGGTATTAACGGCCTCAACGGATCCAAATAAATCGATTAGCTGTTGCTCGTTTCCGTCTGCCGCCTCGGTCATTTCTCCTAAGAATCCAGCCAAGCCCTTTGACTGTAGGGAAGCAAGATTAAACTCGATGCCCATTTCTGCCGCTGCGTCTGACGCTTTTTTGGAAGGTGTTGCTATATTGGAAAGAGCTGCCTTTAAGCCGTTGAATGATTGACTGGTAGAGATACCGCCCTTGGTCAATGCGGCCGTCGCGCCAAGCAATTCCTCAAACCCTACTCCAGCCGTTGCCGCTAACGCCGCAACCCCACCAATACCACTGGACAATTCGCCTATAGTAGTTTTACCGGCTCGCATAGCGACAAACATGGCATCCGATACATCTGCGGCCTGGTGAGCCTCAAGGCCAAAGGAATTGACAACGGTTGTTAGTCCATCGACCGCTGTGCCAATGTCTGTGACGCCGCCTATCGCAAGCTTGTTTGCCGTTGTCAGTATTGCTGTGGCTTCCGCAGCGTTGCCCGCTCCGGCTGATATGGCTTGATAGAATGCCTGTACCTGCGCGGTTGGAGATCCGCCAAAAGTGGCGGCAAGCGCTTTGGCTTCTGCGTTTATTCTTGGTAATTGTGAAACGTCGTCTAGCAAGGTAGAGACTTCGCCCATTGCTGCGCCGAATTCTCTGGCCTCAACAGCCATCTTTCCTAGCGCGTTGACAGCAAGCGCGGCGCTAAGAGCGGGCAAAAGAGCCTTCATCGCGCCCGTTAGCTTTCCAGCGCCAGCCGACATTCCACCAAGGTCTTTGGTTGCTGATTTAACCTGGCTGGAGTCTGCTTTTATTACTAGGTTGGCGAAATCTGTCATTAGTTTATGGGCCTTCTAAGCATTGATTTTAGACCCTCTGCGTTTTTGCCTTGATCTGCTTTTCTTGGCAGATAAGGCGCGGGCAATTGAGCGTCAGAAAACTCTCTGCAAGAGTCCGTGTAAACGTCTGTAAGCCACTTAATAGTTTCTGACTCCCATCCGCTTAACTTGATTCCTGTTCTGTTCACAAACCCGTCTATATCTGACCAGGTTATCTTGCTTGGACCAACCCGGTAGAAAAGCTCAATCAAATACTCGCAAGGGTAGATATCCGGCAGTTCAGGGAAGTCTATTTCCGCGCCCCTGACCTTTGTCTGGTCCTTGGCGCGGGTTTCGTACCATGCCCGCTGCCTTACATAAAGCTCAAGATCTAGCCTTAGCTCTTTTTTAGACTATCTCTGTTCACTCCAGCCGTTATAAGCTGCTCGGCAATTGTGTTTTTCATGCCGTAAAGCATCAAGCAATTTTCGTTTGTGCATTCCAGTGGCTCGCCTTTAAATGGCACGTTGTCTGTCCATTTAAGGGTTACGGCTGCGAGTATTTCTCTTAGGTCGCTTTCTGTGACCTCGGCTGGAACACCTCGACGCTTATACTTTGATGCGTTTCGCTCGTCGATCTTCTTTGCTGTATCTTGCCACTTGTCAGAGTCTCTGCCCTGAATAGTTATAACAATTTCTTTTTCGTCTAAGCCTTTATATGGTCGCCTATTAGTTTCGTCGATAAGAGTAACCTCGATACCTCTTGCCGCTTCCGCCGATAAATCGTATGTTCCAAAATCAATCGTGTTGCTCATAATATTAACCCTTCATTAAATTATAAAAACCAAAGCCTTTAGTTAAAAAGGCCTTGGTGCTTGTTACCGCTTTTTAGGCGGCTGCTTTGCTTACCGTATTCTTTGTTCGCTGAACTGAAAGCACTTGAGAAACAATAGCATTACCGTCTCCAGCGCCAGTGATATAAGAACCCACGATGCCTTGGAAATAATCAATGCTGCCGTCTTGGTATTCGACTTTATAAGAAAAGTCTGCATCGCTAGCCTCGGCGGTTAAAGCAATCACTTGTCCTGCGTCGCCGTCGGCACGGTTCACTGTAAAGGAGTCCATGCTCTGACTGTTGGTTCCTTTGTAATAATCAGTGGAACGCTGATTAACCGGATTGCTTGGTGTCAGCGTATGAGTGCGTCCGCCCGGCGTCCAGCTAGTAACCTGACCTATAACAGTAAAAGATAGACCGTCATAGTCTGTTGTGGTTTGTGATGCCGGTAAGGCGGCTGAAATAGATATCACACTATCGACGAATGTTTGAACTAATGCTGGCATTTTTAAGACCTCGTTATAAAAGCAATGTATTGAATAGACACGACTATTTTATACCAGCCGTTCTCGTTAAAGCCTTTTTGTCGGCTCGTTTTCGTGATTATAACAGATTGCCCAGAATATGAAACATTTGTTCCAATACTAAAAGCATCGATTATCTCTTGCGCCTTTGTCTTTGCTGCAATGGCTCCGTTGTTTACAGGATAGCGAAGTATAGCCCGAAAGATTCCGCTGGTTTCGTCCATATCGTTTATGGACAATATGTCAAGGGCGTTCTGGATCAAGAATACCTCAGCATAAGCAAGCTCTGGATCCGCCGAGAAGTCTTTGTTTTCGTATGCCGTGGGCAACCCGAATTCGCTGTGGGTTGTTAGCCATGCGGTCAAGAACGCCTGATCTATCTTTAGCTGGCTCATTTTTTAAGGCCTCTGACTATAGTGTCAACACGCGCAAGGTTCCTTGCAACCATGGCGTCCTTTTCTTCATATACTGCAGCATAGTCTAAGTTGTTTGTAAGGTAGTCAATGCCGGTTCCCTGTATATTGTTTATTACTGCGTTCTTTGCGACGTTTCCGTTTTTATCGTTTATAGGAAGGGTTCCTTTTGCGGGCCTGTTCTGTGTTGTTTGCCAGTTGCCCTTAAGCCTGCCAGTGTCCACGCGGGTATCATCAATAACCCCGGTAAAAACCTCAAGCTTGATTGCTCGGCTTGCTTCGTCAACGCTTGCGCCAACTGACTCAGCCCATTTTGAGATATCTAATGCAGACATTAAGCGCTAACCCTTACAAAATAAACCAAAGCAATTCCCGCTGGCTCTGACTTTTCTATTTCCTTGATTGTCCATTTCTTACCATCAACCGTTGGCCGGTCAGTCATTAGCGGCTCAACAGTGTTATCAAGAATTAGCTTTCTGTCGCCTTGCTCAATTCTACTGTCCTGCTTTTCTGCCGTTGTGTATTCGACAATAATGCCTTTTGGCTTGAATGTTGTTGTAGTACCAGGTGTTACAGTTCCCGTTATATTGTCAACGGACCTGCCTATATTTCTGACAACCAAAAACTCCTTACCAAACTTGTTAATAAGCTTGGCGGCTGTTTTTGCCATCTTGTTATAAAAAGCGTCTGACATAATTAACCCATTGTGATTGGAATGCCAAAGCCCGAACCCGAGCGCTGGAGTATTTGCCTTAATCGATTACTTAACGATTGGTATAAAAATGCAGGGGCGTCGCTTACTGCGTACTCTTCCTCAACCGCGCCTTCCACCTTTGAGCGTTTAACAGCCACCGAGTCTGATTGCGGCGGGTTAAAAATATCTATGCCGTTTACTTGGTCAAGCGCCAATGACATCTGGTAATCAATCGCTTGGGTTGGTATTTCTGTAGAAAGCCAGCTATAAGTTTGGAGAACTAAATCCGTTCTTGGATATGCTCCGGTTTGCTCTCTGACAGATAGAAGCCCGGCAAGCGAGCTTTCTATGCCGTTGATGAAATCGAATGCTATGACCAGTTTATTGTCCGCAAGCACATCGTCGGCCACTGTATAGCCGCGCCTTAAGGACCACGCTATGAAATCCGAGCGAGTGACGTAAGAATCCGCGTTTGCGACAATGCTGCCATCTTCTACAACTAAGGCCATTATTAGTTTGCTCCAATAAAAAAGGGCGGCATCTGCCCGCCCTCTCTAGGTTTAACTTTGTGTTTTTTGTCTTATCGCTTTGGTTTTGGTTTTGCGTTCATCTTGTAGGCTTCGGTTTCTGCCGCTTTGTATGCTTTGGTCTCGGCTGCTTGTGTCATTTCATCAGTAACAACAACGTCGGTATCTTTTAGATCAGTTTCGTTAATATCAACCATCACGCCTTCGCGCTCAATTGTAACTGTCTTTAGTGTTCCGAATGACATATTAAAACCTCCTAAAGTTAATAAAAATTCTTAGTGCATAGCCCTCGTTAAAAGGCTATGCGGCTAAAAACTCTTAGCCTAAGATTAACGCGGTATGCTCAGGCTTGATGTTTTTAACACCCCAAGCCAGTGATACTTCATAACGCACTTTGCGATAACCTAAGTACAATGCAAATTCCATTGTCAGCCCGCTGCGAGGATCGGTGATTAGCATTCGATCTGCTGCTTGGTCGCCTTCTTCCGGTAGCGCTGGCGCTCGTGAAGCAAGCACTAAAGCGTTTTCAGAGAATGCCATGTTTCTCGCGCTGCTAGCCAGGACAGTGATTGCCTTGGTTGCCTCTGACATTGCAACACGCAAGCCGGGAGCCGCCAAGGTGATTGTTCCACCGTTAGACACGTCAGTGTCGCCTGATGCTAAAACGTACTTGTTTGCATCGCCCGCAAAGGTAACAACATCGCCAGCAAGCAATGTCCCGGTTCCGGCAGATGCCAAAGTTAGAACCGTCGCACCAACAGCATAACCGGCCGCATTAGTTGTAGCGCTTGCGCCTGTACCCGCGACATGATTCTCGACGAATCCAGACTCACGCAAAGGCATACCAGCGCGATCCACTAGAATGCCCTGAGACATAATCAGGTCAGTACCGGCAGAATTCACAGCGCCTTGCTTACCTAAAAGGGTAGCGCCCGCCGTGGTATCCATAACAATGCGAGCGTTAAAATCACCGCCGTTATCTTTTAGAATTTTACGCGCAAAAGTCGCGTCTGTGTAATCGTTGATTGTGGCAAAAGGCGTAGTGCCTGGAGTACCAACGGCTCGGCTAAAGGTAGACTGCAATCCACAAAGGTCTGCTTCAATAGAGTTAGCAAGTTTGCGAATTGCTTGCGCAATCTTCTGCGCTCGAACACTTGGAAAGCCCGGTCCAGTGTTTAAGCCTTTTACTTGCTCGCCAATAAACCCAAACTCGGCCGCTTTAGACTTTGTAATGACAATATCGGTAAACCCGGAAGTCTGCCCGGTAGGTTCTGGAATTGTCATTGATGGTGTAATGTCCACCAGGTTTCCTTCCGGCTCAACGTCAACACGAATGTTTTGGCCCACGGCAGCACGATCCGCAGATGCGTTCATAGTAACCGAAGGAATCATGCCCGTTAGCTCTCTTGAAACAATGTCAAGCCCTTCGTAAATGTCCGGCACTAAGCCGGTTATAGTATTCTCTGCCATGTTAAGTATTCTCTGAAAGTTAAAAAATTGCGGATTAAGCCGCGTCGGTTAGTGTTCCGCCATCTTTTAGATAAGAGCGCTTTTCGCCCACTCCCATTCCATCAAATTGGCTTCTTGTTATCACTTTACCTTCGGCCCCGCCTCCAGCGTTGTTGGTCCCATTGCCCCCGGCCTTGGATCCAACTATTAACGGGGCATACGCCGCGTTAGTCTTAAATTCTGTGGTTAGCTCTTCGACCGTTAAGGCCGATGGCTTACCATCTACTCCCAAGACAACCGTTCTATGCTGTCCTGTTTCATCAAACTCTGTTTTTAGTCGTCTGCCAATGGCGTCTGATAAAATTCCTTGTGATCCTGCAATGCCAATGGTTGCGGCAATGCTTGTGGCTATTGATCCCGATGTTGCCGTATGTAATTGTCCGGTAACACCCTCTAGCTTTAAACCCAAAGCATCAAACTTGCTCTGCCAAGAAACATTGATTGCATCAATATCGCCTGACTTGTTGGCTGCCGCTAAATCTGCTGCCGCCTGTGTTGCTGCTGCTTTTTGAGTTGCTTCTTCGGCCGCTGTTTTTGCTGCCTTTTTTTCGCCTAGCAAATCAGAAAGGTTCTTTTTAAGACCGGCCACGTCTTCTATTTCAGGCATACCGTCAACGCTTAACGTGTAATCTTCGCCGGTTGCCTTGTATAGCGCCTTGTTTGCTTCGTCTAATGCTGCGAATTCTTCTTTGCTTACCTTATATTTCATAAACTACCCCTGGTAATTTTAGATTCATATCGCCCAGCGATACGTTAATGCGAATAATAAAACGATCAGTATACTACTGTCAACCTTTTAAACTAAACGTTCTAATTCTGCCTCCTGTGCACGAGTCACGCTTCATGGCATATTTAACGGCCTTCTTTGCGCTGCAACCAAGGTCCATGGCTGTTAGTGCATGATCGGAACCGCTTCCCCTTGCTAAAGGATTCCTTTTTCTCTCTTTTTGCCAATAATACCCTTCGTCCTTTGTTATTCCGGCAGTATAAACATCTTTGCCCATAACTATGATTGCGTGAGTGCTTATAGCGTCTGGATAACTTGGGCGCTCCCCGTTCTCGACAGCGTCTATCAATGTGTCTTCGTCCGCAGACCGGCCGCAAAAGAAATAGTAAACTCCGTTTGACTCTTTACATTTATTGCAATTATCGTCAACAATAGTTGATCCAGCGGTTTCCCTGGAGTCGTAAGCAATAAGGCCGTTCTTGTCCAGCGCAATGGTTGTCATTAGCCAGCCCTTTTATATGGCTTCTTCTTACCCTTTTTCATAGCCCCGCCTTTTCAAATGCCGTTGGCTCTAGCTTTTTCATTTCCGCTAAAGTCAGTGGCTTAAATTGATTACTAAGATTAAGCTCGCCAAATTTCTTGGCAGACAACCCTCCCTCGTTCATTAGTTTTGCTCTTACAGGCCCAATGGCAGATTCTTGGAATCCTTTAGGCTGCTGCTTTAGCCATCCATAATAACTGTCCTTAGCGCTAATGGACTCAACACCATCCGGGCCTCTTGCGGACCTGGTTGCGCCCGCTCTTAATGATTTAAACTTATCGTCAAGTACTGCGACTATGCTGGATCTGCAATTTATATGGATTGGTGGCCGTGGGCCTTTGTCTATCTCGAATGTTTTGCCATCCATTGACCTGCAGACCTGAGAGGTCCGGCCGTCAAAAGTCGATGTCCATCTGACCTGCTTGACAATATCGCTATTTGCTCGCCAAGTTGTTTCTCTTGCCTGAACAGCCGTATGCTGCAAAGCGGTCCTGACCACGGCGTTTAGGCTGTTACCAACCCTTGCGATAATCCCGTTTTTAAATCCTTGGCTTCTTGTGCCTCGAATCGATTGCAATATCTTGCTTGTGCTTTGGCCTTCGTAATAACCCGTGCGAATAGCCAATGATATGGCGTCTATCTGCGCTGTTGTTTTGCCTTTGATAAAAGCTCCAAGCAACATACCATTATCAACTCCAGCCACGGAAAGCGGGTTTGTCATCACGGCAGAAACTAAAGCGGATGTTGTTGGAGTGTTAAAATCGGCCTTAATAACCTGATCCAGCGCCCTAACCTCAAAACCCGCCTCATACTCAGCAAGCTCTTTAGCCTGCGCCAGTATTGACGCGCCTATGTCCTTGTTAATAATTGAAAGATCGCCCTTCACAGACGCTATAAGGCGCTCTAACTTGGCCCTCTTAAAGTCTGTTATATCTTTACCGGCAAGCCTAGCTGTCACGGATTTATCCATAACCTTTAAGAATTCAAGGTTTTCATTTACAGCCTGTGTCTTTAAGCGCTCCAAGTGCACTTGATGGCGTGTAGCAATCTCGATTAATTCAGACGGCGTTATCATTGATCAAGATCCGGCATGTTTATGCCTTGGCCTATTTCGTCCTGATATTCTTCAATGGTTTTGTCCGGATCAATTATGTTGTGCCTTTGCTGCCATCTCAGGAAGTCGGCCGCAGGTATGGCGCCGCTGATAAAGCCCGCTATAATCTCGCGTAACATGTTGGCGTCTGCTGTAGGTGAAACAAAATCCTGATTAAGCTTGTAAACCGTTTGCTTTGGGTCAGTACCCATAAACAAGGCCACCCACCCAAGAGCCTTTTCGTATGCGTCGGTCACGTTTGACACGATCAAAGACAATACAGAATGCTGCGCCAATAGCTCACCGGCAGATTGCGTTGCGGTCTTGTTGGCGCTGCCCGGCGTTATAAACATGGCTCCAAGCCCAATCATTATCTGCACCTTGTCGGCCATAGCTTCTTTGGCCAATGTGTCTGGTTCAACCTGCACAATTCCCAGCTTCTCACCAGGAGGCACGCCCATCACGGTTCTAGATCCAAAATACATATCGTTCTTGGCCATTAGGTCGATATGGGTTTGCGTGATACCAGACATCCAGACCTGAGGCTGGCCGACCTGATAAACCGCGTCCTCGTATATTGCTGAATTATTTAAATGGCCTTCATTGATGCGGCAAAGATCGTACATTGGCGCCGGGTCGATCTTTGTTGTATTGGATTCAGACCCAACAAACGCAAAAGGAATCTCTGAAAGCGTAGAGCCAGTGCTGTCAACGGGGAATATTTCTTCACCGGCAACCCATTGCTCAACGTCTTTAATCTTTAGCTTTTCCCAAGTGACCATGGAATAAACCTCTCTATCCGTCACGTACTCAAGCTTAAGTTCTAGCCTGATAGGCACGGTCTTGAAGCTAAACCCATCCTCGCCTTGTATATCTTTATTGTAAGCAAGAACAACCTTACACAGCACAATGCGCGATCCTATGCTTTTGGTTTTCCAGTTGATTATTTGCTTTGCATCGAATTTTGTTATGGTTGCTGCGATTCCCATATTTGAAAGCTGGGCAACCGATAGCTCCCCGTTGGTTTTTGGAAAGTCCGCAAGCAACCCGCTTCGGCCAATCCTTGAAATATCTCTAACAACGTCTTGGGCTTGCTGGTCTATACCAGTGCCTGCGCCGTCAACATTAGTCTTTATATAATCAAGCTGCGGCGAAACCTCTAGCTCTGGCGGCTTTGAAAACGCCTTGCCAACCAATCCACGAGAAGTATAGCCAGCAATAGCGTAAAATATTGCCCGCTTTTTAAACTGCTCGTTTCTTGCGCCATTTTCTCTGCTATTGTCCTGAATATTAAGAGCATTTATATACTGCTTAACGTCTTTAGAGTCACAAATGTTATTAACAAACTTCCACGAATCAACATTAACGTCATATTCTGGGTGCTTAAAATCAACGCCTTTTTTTGTTTCTGCCATGTTCTAAAATCCCACTTTAATATTAGTGATAATTAATTGTTCCTTGACTGTCCATTCCACATCGACCATATAACCTATCGCCGTTGTAATGTGCTGGTAATCGTTTCGCTGATCCTCTTGGAACGTTGATCCCTCTTGAAGCTGTACCGTGCTTAATCCCTTGTCGCACCATGGCGCGGTTAAAGGATTAACGAATAATGTTATCTCGCCCTCCATCGGCTTTATCTTTGCTCGGACAGCGTTTTGTCTGTCTTTTATGGCAGGATGCGACCTGGCAACCTTGTTATCGTATGTCCAGCCGTTGAGCTTTAATATTCCCTCGATTTGCGTGTAATCTGATTCGTGCCCGTGCTTTTCGCCCGCCTTTCCCGCCGGATCGCCATAAATAATAACATGCTTATTAGAATGATTAGTATATTTATCGCAAAACTCAATGGCCGATTGTCTTGATATTGCAGATATAAGCACGATTTCATCCAACAGGAAAAGCGCGTCTCCGCGTATTACTCCTATGGCGGATGATAGCGGCGTATAGTTTTGATCGTGCATCCAGCACAATTGTTCGTGCGGCAATATCTCTGTTGTCGTATGATTTGCCGTGCTGTAATCCTCGTATATTCTACCGCCGGCCGTTTCGAAGCTGGCTTCAAATTCTTGCTTGAACTGTCGCTTTGACATTGTGCGACGACGCGCAGCAATAACATCGGGCGGCAATATCTCTGAGGACTTCCAGTGGTAGACCTTCCAAAGCCCGTCTTCTGGGTTTAGCTCTGAATACCTGCACATATCATAATAATGATTCAGTCCATCTGGAACACCAAGAAACCAACACCATGGTCTATAGTCTGGGCGCCTTGGATCAACAGTATCAAGCGCGGGCATGATGTTCTCATATACCGCTGTGCTCTTAACGTCGGCAATTTCATCTATGCCACCGCCGGTCCAGTTGATGCCCTCTATTCTTTGGGGTTTGTCTAAGCCAACAACATGAATCTCAGATCCATTAGGCAGGAATATCTTTAATTCGGTTTCGCTTGGGGATTTTGGGTGTATTGCTGAAAAGGTTAATAGTTTGAGGTCGTCCCAGAATATCTTCTTAGCCTGGTCGCGCGTTGGCGCTGCTGCAAAGTATATTTCGTTTGGATGGGTTAGCGCCTCCCGAGCAAGAAATCGCTTGAATCTTTCGGTCTTGCCCGAGCGACGGCCCGCAGGAACCAAAGGAAACCGCACACCATTTGATACCGCAAGGACTAACTGCCGCTGTACCGGATGTTCAATAAGCGGATACCAGCGGTCTTGTGGTTTTGCGAGTATCTTCACACAGGAAGGTTCCCAGCCAAAGCAGCAAGAGCCGCAACTAATTCGGCGCTTCCGCTATCTGTTTCTTTTTCCCTCCATCCTGCGCGGGTCTTCATCCAGAAAATCATAGCCGTGGTATCCCCGCCTTTTGCTTTGTTAAACAAGCTTCCACCAATCGATGCATTCGCCTTGGCCGTTGATTGGTCTAGCTCTTCCCGGTAATGCCTTCGCAGCGTTTTTGCGGTAATCCCTATGATGTCGGCCACAATATCTTGGTTTGTGCCGACCGTGGAATGCAGCGTCACAAGCTCTCTTGTTTGCTTTGTTGGCTCGTGTCTTTTTCTAGGCATCTTTTACGCTCCTTGAGTTAAACGTGCCGCCATCGGATTCAAGTGTTGCATCGTTACCAGTGAACTCTTGCCACCGTTTGACTATTACATCGCAGTATTTTGGGTCTAGCTCCATAGTTAATGACCGCCTCCCTAATTTCTCACACACTACAATCGAGGTTCCTGATCCGCCGAAAGGCTCATAAACATATTCTCCGGGATTGGTGTGGTTCAAATACGATTTTTCATAAAGCGCCGCTGGCTTTTGTGTTGGGTGCGTTGTTTTTTCCTCTTTACTTCCCCCCATTATATGATTTGGAGGAGATGCATCCCATATCGTAGTTTGCTTCCTGTCGCCCTTCCAGTTGTGGCCTTGCCCCTTCCTTATTGCATACCAGCATGGTTCGTGTTTGAAGTGGTAATCACTCCTCCCCATGACCATAACTGACTTATTCCAGATTATTTGCTGTGATGGCTCCAGTCCGGTTTTTCTCAAACTCTCCATTACAACATCGGTAAATTTTGACGCATGCCAAACATAGGCAACATTGCCCGTAAAAAGTGCCCAAACATCAGTCCAGTCGGCCTGATCGTCATTCTCTACTAAACCAGCGTTGCCCTTGCCAAGAGCCTTAGAGCCTAACGCATCATCGCGCCACGACTGGTCCAGTTCTACGCCATAAGGAGGATCAGTAACCATTGTGTTCGGCTTCTGCCCGTCCATCAGCTTATCCACAGCGTCGATACTGGTGGAGTCGCCGCACATCAACCTGTGGTTACCTAAAAGCCATACATCACCCTCTACTGTAACCGGGTCTTCTGGAACCTCTGGAACAGAATCCTCGTCGGTAAGCCCTTCCACCTCTTCAATCTGTAATGCGCTAATTTCGTCAAGTGTGAAGCCGGTTAGCTCAAGATCAAACCCGTCGGCACGCAAATCGTCGAATTCAACCCGAAGTAAATCATCATCCCAGCCTGCGTCCAGCGCCAACCTGTTATCAGCAATAACATAAGCCCGACGCTGGGCGTCGGTAAGGTGATCTGCTTCAATGGTGGGCAGGTATTCCATTCCCAGCTTCTTTGCAGCCAGCACCCGCCCGTGGCCCGCGACTATGCCGCCATGACCATCAACAATGATAGGATTAAGGAACCCGAATTCTTTGATGCTGGCCGCTATCTTATCGACCTGGCTTTCTGAATGGGTACGGCTGTTTCTAGCGCAAGGAATGAGGGATTCGACTTTTGCCTTTTTATAGGCGGGAAAAACATTGGTTTCTTTGTGCATTTTCTACCCCGTAGAATATGATAAGTCAGCCCAGCCGACTAGATACGGGATAGTTTAAAGGAATACCAGCGCCAAAACAATCATTCCAATATACACTGCCGAATCGATGGGGTGCTTATGCGCCAGCCAAAACGCGTAAAGCCCGGCCATTAGCGCTATAAGTCCGGCATGTATCAATCTAAGTTTTATGTAGCGTTTCATTTCACTACCTCTGCAGGGGTTAAGCATTAAGCCATCCAGCCAAGAGCTATAAAGGTTAGGCTAAAGCTCAATAGGAGCGTAAATATTATGAATCTATCAATTTTCATCACTTATCACCTATAGGGCTAATGACTAGAGCGGGCAGCTGCCAAGGTGTTGAACGTTATCAAAGAATTCGCCAACCCCGCCGCACAACGAGCATTCGCTCCACGCTGTAATGCCGTGTCTTCCAATGACCTCTCTACATGCTTTCTTAGCAGCCGCTTCCACACGAGCTATCTCGGCGTCTTTGTCTGCTATGGTGGCTTCATGTGCCATAATCGTGCTGTAAGCAAATTTAAGTTTTCCTGTTGGTTTATTCACCCTGCACCTCCATCGCCTTTGTTAGTTCGTCAGATATAAGGGCATCGCGCATGGCGTAAACCCCTGTCCAAAACAACTCAGACTCAAAACGGCCTTTTAGCTTACTAGGAACCTTAACTGTCTCTGCTAAAGCAACGTAGTTTGGCACTTCTTTCATCGGCTCACGCGATATAGTTACTGTGTCGGGCTTGCGGTCACAAAATGAGCAAAGACCCTTAATTGTTCCGTGCTTACAACCACCCGTCACATCTATTACGCCAGGCTTAGAAAGGGCTTCGTCAAGGCAGGTGTAGCAGTTTCCAGCGCTATTAAGGTCCGTGCCATGCTCTATACACTTAAAATTATTCACAATCTTCCGCCTCCTGCTCTTCAAATTTTATCAAGCAATCCTCGGCAAGCGCTTCAAGATCGGATTCTTCAAGGATCGACTTAATATCTACGCGCTTATAGAAAACATTGTTGATTATCATTGAAGAAATACAACCAGGGTAAAATGGCGTCATTTCTTCTTTAGGCTGGTAGTCGAAAGTTACATCGACTTCGTGATCGTACATAAACAATTTCATAATATTATACTCCTACAGTATAAAAAATTATGGTCTATTTCCGCCACCTGCGACCAACCAGGCAAGGAACGCCAGCAAAGGCGCGGCGGTGCGAATTATCCGTGGGCAACAACCCTAAGCAACCCATCATCTAACTTATTAAATCTTTTCTTTGCAGGGTTAAAATAAGGCTTGTACTCATTCCCTCCAACCGAGGCAACCCGAACAAAAGGTATGCCAGGTATCTTGACCATGCTTTTAACGCCCGTCAACGGGTTTTCTCGCTCGAACGCTTCCGGATTTCGCCCAACGTACTGGCGATCACTCATTGTGATTAGATCCGGCTGCGAATTCATTGTTATTTGAATTTGTCCCATGTTCTAGCCCTCCCAGATTGCATCGGCGTAGAATTCTGCGTCTTTTTCCGTAGCTAAGCAATTCAAAAGCTCTTGCGATGCCAATCCCCATTGCTGCACAGAAACCAAAGACCAAAACCTATCCATATCAAAGTCCATTCCTGACCAACTAAAAGCAATCAATGCCCGCTCCCGCTTATCACTAAGACCCATTACCCTAATCTGATCTTCTGTCAATTTAAAATCCTCCTACAAGATTAAATAAGTCGCTGCTAACCGGCTGAATCCCGCTAATTGTTACTTGGTCGGGTCGTACTGTGCCAGCAGCGATAACCCACAAGGTATTACATAAACAAAAACCGGTCAACGCCTTTTAAATTTGAACGAACATTCATTTAAATAATGCTTTTTAATAATCAAAATGTGATAACCTAAAGGGTTTTTAAATATATGATTCTCTTATAAGAGATATTAATTAGAATCTCTTTATAGGGAGCCTCCACGGAGACAAACGAATACCGCGTGAAAATGCGTTTTTTCGTAAAATAAAATTGAAAGTCTATCTGGTCCTAATACACATCCCAATACACGATTGTGTATTCTGAAACGCACGTGGCACTAAGCCGGTACACAAATACACAAAATACACATAACCCACCGACAACAATTCACAAAAGGACAGAGGCTTGGTTGCGTGTATTTTGTGTATTTGTGTATTAGGCACGGCTGGCGTGGCTTCCAGAATACACAGACGTGTATTTTGCTGTGTATTGGGATTGGTTTTTGTGTTTGAAAAGCTCATAACAGAAAGCCTAGCACCACCCGCCGGATGGTGCAAATAATTACCAAATAATACGTGAAAGATCCTGGCTGGCGCGGTCCAAATAGTCGCAACCAACCCCTTTATAATACTGCTTCTGATTTGGTCTAAACGCTCGCACTGGGTTATCGACACGAGGACGGCCCATTTTGCCGCTGAATCTAATTCCATGCTTTCGGGATAGTGTCGCAACGGTTCCGGCTGGAATCTCTACCAGCGCCGCTGTGGCGTCCCTTGTATGCCCAAGATCCGCCAGCGCTGCTATTAATTGTATTTGTTCGGGGGTGTATTTGCTCATGGGAAACCAAAAGCCCCGAAGGGCTTGTTAATTTTTAGGCAGATTCTAAGGCTTTGTTGACTTTCTCAACCAGTCCTAAAAAGTCTTTTCTGAATGCGGGCCGGGTCATTATCGCGGATTTTATAGTGTTAAAAGTTTCGGTATTATCTGAAACTGAAACCAATTTGTTTATTATTCCTGTTCCTACGCTTGTGCCGATTAGAGTTTCTAAGTTTGTCATGTCCTTTAATCCTTGTGTGTTTGCGAGTAAGTAAAGCTATCTTATAGGCTATAAACACACAATGCAAACATTATAATGTTATTAAATACAATCAGGCACAAAAAAGCGGCCGGAGCCGCTTGGCCGCAAAGGATTATGCCAGATAATATTTAATTGATTTCTTTCCATTCTTTGCTTTTTCTTCCACTGGCTTTATCAGTCTTTCCTCTATCATCACGGAAACCATCTTTTCAATGGCTTTGCGCTTAAACTTCCTGATCCTATTATCAAGCGTTGACAGCGTTTCGCCGTGATCTATCCCTATGCGCTCAATAATGCTGGCCTTTAGCACGCTGCCGGGGTCGTTTTTCTCTTCGTCATTGACGTTTACAGTGTTCATCTTTTCGGATAGGTCTTTCTTAATCAGTGCAAAGGCCCATCGAACATGCTCCGCTGTCCGAATCCCCGATGGCGCGGCAAGTATCAAAGATACCTTGGCTATCATTTCATAGCCTCGCCTGACAATCGCTTCCAGCCCGGTGGTTTCCTTTTGGAGCTCGGCATAATTCCAGATCCAGTCAGATACCTTCTCAAGCATAGCCCTTGCTTCTTTGTCGGTGCTTACTTTTATGCGTTCGCTGTAGTATTCAACCCTGGTTTGGTTGGCGTCAAAATTACCGCCGCTATAAAGGCCAGCGATTGTCTGCTGCATCCCAAAACTCATTGGCGGTTTTTTAAACTTCTTTTTGATGCGCGGATTTGTATCTAGCTGGTTAATAAACAAAGACCGGCCAATAAATCCGTTGGTTGCCTGTTCTCTGGTAATCAATCCGTTAAAAGTTTCCGGCGTGGTCAAGCCCATCAAAGAGATAAACGGCTTTTCTAGCCCATTATCGATATGCCCAAGCGCTCGCTCAAGGTTTGGTATCCTAGCCGCAAGCTGGCCACTTGGATCGTCGTTTTCTCCGACTGCCTTTTGGCACTGTTTAAGCTCCATTGACAGCGCCTTGCGAACGTCGTCCTTGGTGTCACCTGTTAGCAGCATATACCCATTGGATTTTGAGTAGGCAGACATAAGAGCCGCAATAACGCCGTCCAGATAAGATGCCCCGCCGTGCTTTCTTGCGTTGTTTATGCGCTGGAGAAAATAACCAAACTCGTCTACGTCGTGAAAAGCTGCCTGATTCTTGATTAGGTTTCTAATGATTTCCTGCTCTGACTTTATTGGTCCATGACTTGCGCGGTGAATACCTGCGGCCCGGTGAACCTCGGCAACCGATTGGCTGATTGCTTCTTTACCCGTGCCGGATCCAGCAACACAAAAAACAAAAAGATTTGCTGTCACGTCGTCAATGTCGTCGGTATATCTTAATCCGCAAACATTGCCCATGGAAAATAGGCCGCCAGCAACCGCCAAGTCTTCGCGCGGGTATCTGCACTGGGAATTAATCCATGCAACAACATCCCCAACAAACCCTGGCGGGCGCAAAAGGTCTACGCCATCGATTGAAAAGGGTAAGCCGGTTTCATCCTGTGGTGCGTCCTCTGGCACATCCCATTCAATGCCGGAAACAAATTCCACTTCCTCTGTCCAGCCGCCAGCTTCGGCATGATGAACCAATGTTCCAAGCGTAACCGGATTGGCAGACTTGCCGAAACTCTGCCATTTCATATCCATGATACGCTTGTTATATTTCGAGGATTCGCTGGCCCATGTATCCCAAAGGTAGAATCCGCTTCCACTGGTAGCGCTATGAACAGCCATCCCAATCCTGATAAATATCTCATAGTCAAGATCATCATTGATGATGTGCTTTAGCATATCGGCAATATCGGCGTCTGAAATATCAACCTGTTCGCCATTGTATTCAGCTCTGTGTATTTCTGGCTTTTCTAAAAGGTCAAGCAATTCCTGTGGCGCTTCGCTTATTTCATCTGGCCCACCCAAAACGCATTCGTATTTATTACCACTGGCGTGCATCGAGCCCGGTCCAACAACGTAGCCGCTAGATTTAAAATCGATACCAGGGTATTCGGCGTGGGTTTGCTTAAGCGCCATCGTCGGCGCTTTAAAATAAAGGTGTTTAGAGCCCTTGCCTGATCCTGTATTAACTATCATGCCAGCGCCCGCAAGCGCCGGTATTTTTTCTAGCAATTTTTCATAAGATGGTACGCCGCCGTTTTTTGAATCAACATCGACAACAAGCAGCCCTTGAACCAAAACACCATAGCCCGTTGTAAGCTGGCCGGTTAGTTCCATAACCTCTAGCTGATCTTCTGACCAGTTCGGCGTATGCTGCCAGTTTGCGGCGACTGGATGCTTGAACAATGCCGCGCAATCCTCCCATCCACAATTGCAGCCTTTTTTTGTTGCGCCATAAAGCCCGAAAATCTTGTATCCAGATTCTAAAAAATCCCTGTACAACATTATTGCTATCCTTTTCTAAAGAATTCCGAAAGCGCTTTCATTACGTTGAGCGTTGGATTTGCGTTTGGATCGTCTCGTATTTTCCGCAGAGTGTTGTAGTGTAATCCGGTTTTAGCCGCAAGCGTTTTCAGCTTTGCGTCTGTGAGCTTCTCGCTTAATTGTGTTAAAGACATCGGTCTAATTTCTGGCATTGTTAAGTCCTCGTTTTTGGTTAGTAACATTAAAGTGTTGACAATAGTACCTGCACTCAGTATCGTTGGCAACAGTTACAACAAATCAATCACAAATAAGGAGTGATAAATCATGGCATTAGAAGGCGTATCAAAACCAGCAAACCGTTCGCTAGTAGGTACAGTGTGCGGCGACTCGGGAATGGGAAAAACTGTTCTTGCTTGTAGTTTCCCAAGTCCTATTGTAATAAGAGCCGAGGACGGTTTACAGTCTATCCCCGAAGCAACCAAGCCGGACGCGTTCCCTTTGTTGTCCGGTGCTGACGCTGTCGAGGATCTAAAGGGTCAATTAATGCAATTGATTCGAGAAGACCACGACTATAAAACTCTTATTATCGATTCAGTAACAGCGCTCGATAGAATGTTTGTCGAGCATATTGTTGCAAATGACCCCAAGAAACCTAAATCAATTAACCAGGCTCTTGGCGGATACGGCGCGGGCTTAAGCGCTGTTGCGGCACTGCACAGCTCTGTTAGAAAGGCTTGCGGCGTTCTCAACACCAAGAAGGGTATGCATATTATCTTTATTGCCCACGCCGACACTGAAACAATGGAATTGCCAGACGCGGAACCTTACACGCGCTACAGCTTGCGCTTAAATAAAAAGAGCGTTCCGTACTATGTCGATGATGTTGACCTAGTTGGATTCTTGAAGCTGGAAACGCACGTAATCGGAAACGAGGGCGAGCGTAAAAAAGCAATCAGCGATGGCACTCGTGTGCTGGTTTCTTATAGCACGGCCGCCAACGTATCTAAAAACCGATACGGAATAACGGAAGACCTTGAGGTTGAAGAAGGTGTTAATCCTCTTATCGATCTTGTACCATCACTGACCCCTAAACAGGCCAAAAAACCAACAACCAAGCAATAAAACAGGAAGCAAAATTATGTCAGAACAAAACTTTTGGGATACATCCGACGGCGAAAGCGCCGCAACAACAACCGGCGAGTTTGACGGCGGTGGCGGCGATATCGAGCCAATTCCAGCCAAAACCCAAGTCCTTGCAGCAATTGACGAAGTAAGCTGGGATTCAAGCGAATACGGGGACCCTGACGAGTATATAAAGGCGAGATGGACCGTTCTTGGTCCTGAGGAATATAAAGGCCGCAAGGTTTTTCAGAAGATCCGTGTTGAATCTGAGGATTCTAAAAAAGCCGACAAAGCAAAGAGAATGCTTGCAGCTATCGACGCCAACGCTGGCGGTAAACTTGCCAAGGCTGGCGAGCGCCCAGACGATATTTCATTGACTCAAAATCTTTGCAACAAGCCAATGGTCTTAATGTTGCAGCTTTGGAAAATGGAAAAACGACGACGGCCAAGAAATGACCGGCAATTGGGTTAGCTCTGTTTCTCCGCGCAGTAATAAAAAGCGGCGACGGGTAGCGGCATGAACGCTGCGAAGAAAGCAGCGCCCAAGGCTGAACCAGCGCCCGATAACTTCGACGACGAATTCCCTTCTGATCTAAAACCCCTTGCATAGTTTGCCCGGTTTCGGCCGGGCGTTTTTTAAAAGGAAAAAACACAATGAGCGAAGTAAAAGCACCACAAAGAAGCAAAGAATGGTTTCAGGCCCGCAAAGGTAGAATCACGGGCTCGATAGCTGGCGCAATTCTTGGCCTTAATCCTTGGCAGACTCCAGAGGATGCCATGAGAACAATGGTCCGCGAGTACCACGGAGCCGAGCGCGAGTTCCAAGGCAACGTAGCGACCGAATGGGGCACGCATAACGAAGCGACCGCGCAATTTGATTATGAATTGGAGACTGGCAACACTGTTACCGAATGCGGCTTTTTTGAATATGAGGACTGGCTTGGCGCGTCTCCAGATGGTTTGATTGGCGATAATGGTCTGATCGAAATAAAGTGTCCTTTTGGTATTCGCAACAAAGAAAATCCAGAATTTAAGGATTTAATAAAAGACCTTCCTTATTATTATGCTCAAGTACAAATTGAAATGCTTTGCGCTGGCAGGGATTTTGTTGATTTTTATCAATGGACGCCTAGCGGCACAGACCTTCAAACCACGTCCTCAGATGGCTGGTGGCTTACCCAGAACCTACCAATCCTTAAAGCCTTTCACGCCAGATTTTTAAAAGAAAAAGACAACAGTATCCACCTAGAGCCAAGGCGCCCAACTATTAACAAAAAAGAAGCGCTGCAATTGGTTGCTGAAATTGATGATTTGAGCGAAGCGGTTGCGCTGGCAACCGAGCGAAAGACACAGGCAATGGCCGAGCTTGTGGCAATGACAGACGGACGATCTAGTATTATTGGCGATCGATTGTTGACCAATGTTGAAAGGGCTGGCGCTGTCAGCTATGCTAAAATGGTCAAGCGATTGCGACCAAACCTTACCAGCGCTTATATGGACAAGTTTCGCGGCAAGCCGTCTAGCTATTGGAAGTTAAGTTAATGTTTACATGCGATAACTGCCATGAGGAAATAAAAGAAAGCGAATCTGGGCTTTGTGATTTCTGCAATGACGCCCAGCTTGAAGAAGAAAGAATAGACAAAAGGGAACGCGATAAATGGCAGGGCTAAGAGACTACCAACAACAAATGCACAGCGCCATCATGTCTCACATAAAGAAAACCCTTGCGGCCTGTGTTGCGGAAGCCGCGACCGGCGCAGGGAAAAGCCACAACATTGCAGCGCTGGCTAATGAGATTCACAAAATTAGCAAAGGTAAGCGGGTTTTATGTCTCCAGCCAAGCGCCGAACTTGTCGAGCAAAATTATGAAAAGTATTTGCTTACAGGAAACCCAGCCAGCTTGTTTAGTGCGTCGGCTGGTCCGGTATCAATGCGCCACCCAATTATATTCGGCACGCCTGGCACGGTCAAAAACAGGATCAGCCGGTTTGGTGGTGACATTGCTGCGGTAATTGTTGACGAATGCCACGAGATCACGCCAACCATCCAGCATATAATTGAAAAGGTGAGGGAGTTAAACCCACAAGTAAGAGTGATCGGGTTTAGCGCCACGCCCTATCGATTAAAAACAGGTTACATCTACGCAATTGATGAAAATGGCAAATCGATGCCCGAGTCAAGCTGCGCGGATCCCTATTTCACAAAGAGGGTTTATACTGTAAAGGCTCCTTTTTTAATTGACAAAGGATGGTTGACGCCACCAGTTATTGGTGAGATAAATTCCGGCCACTATGACACGTTGGCTATGTCGCTTAATGGCAATGGCAAATTTAAAAGTGAGGACGTTGACCGCGCATATCACGGGCACGGCAGAAAAACGGCTGCAATCGTTGGCGACGTTATAAACCAAAGCAAGTACCGCAAAGGCGTTATGTTTTTGCTGCCACGGTCCAACATGCCGAGGAAGTCTATGCCAGTCTGCCACCCGAGATATCCGCAATACTTACAGCGCTGACAGGAAAAACAAAGCGAAAAAAGATAATCGCGTCCTTTAAGCGCCAAGAAATAAAGTACCTAGTCAATGTTGGCGTTTTAACCCGTGGATTTGACGCAGATCACGTTGACGTCATAGCTATATTGAGAGCAACAGAATCTGTTGCGCTGTTACAACAAATCATTGGGCGCGGACTAAGAATAAGAGAAGGCAAAGAGGATTGCTTGATTCTTGACTACGCCGAAAACATCGACCGCCACTGTCCAGACGGAGACGTGTTCAACCCAAAAATAAAGGCCGGTTTTATAAGTAGCGAAAAAGCAATATTAGAAACCAAGTGCCCAGAATGCAGTAACCTGAACGAGTTTTCAGCAAGACGCAACCCTGAAAAATTCCCGATAAATAAAAACGGGTATTTTATAGATCTGGAAGGTTTACCAATCGAAACCGACATGGGGCCAATGCCAGCGCACCACGGGCGCCGCTGCTTAGGCCTAGCGCTTGTTGCTGGAGAATATAGGCAATGCGACTACCGCTGGACGTTTAAGGCGTGCCCGCACTGTGATGGCGACAATGACATTGCTGCGCGTTATTGCTCCCATTGCAAAGGTGAAATAATAGATCCTAACGAAAAGCTAAGGATTGAATTTAAGGCAATGAAAAGAAACGCCGCCATGATTCAGACCGACGAAATTATATCAATGTCTAGCTTTTCCAGTGTATCGGCAAAGGGAAACGAAACGATTAGGATTGACATTGTTACCCCTTACCGCAAGTTTTCCGTTTGGCTTATGCCTGGCTATTCTTCCGGACCAAAAGCCAAAGACCTTGCAATTTACAATGAATCGACCAATTATGGCGACCGAGTCCCGCTAACCGTTACCTATAAAAAGGATGCGGAAACCGGATTTTATAGAGTTTACGATTACGATAGGCCTAAAGATGAAGCTCCATAGCGACATAAAAGTATTCGGGAACGTATCGTTTCGAGGAAAGTGCCCAACCGAGGGCGCTGAGCAAATGACGTTTTTTAATAAGCTGCGCCGCGAGTACCCAGACACCTATGGAAAAATAGCCATTCACCCAAGAAACGAGGGTAAGCGCGACATACGCCAAACCGACCGCCACAAGGCGGAAGGCATGACGCCCGGTTCTAGTGATATCATTATCCCTGGCTCAATAACGTTTGTTTGTGAGCTTAAGCGCCAAGACCATACCAAATGCGTTTGGCAACCGGGGCAGGTTGAATACTTGCTTGCAGCCCAACAAGCTGGTGCATTTGCCTGTTTAGCGTTAGGATGGGAAGCTGCATGGGAGGCGTTTTTACAATGGTCCGTGCATCCGAGCAAATAACGGCATACCTAAACGGAAAACAACCAAACCCAAGCGCAGCCATTTTTAGCGCTGCCGCCCTACCGATACACAAAAAAGCATTATCAATTTTAAGGATGGAAAAAAGCAACCGATTAGCAGAAATAGAAAAAGCGCATAGCTATATTCAGCAAAGGCTTAAGGATGAAATGATTAGACTAACAGCAACCAAAAAAGGAAATGAAATGTCAAATCCAATAATCCCCGACTATAAGATTTTAAAGCTGGGAAGCCCAACGGAAGTTGAAAAGCGATGTATTGAGGCGTGGATAAGCCAAGGGAGTAGCCGCGCCGCTGCGGATTTTCTTGGCGTGACTCATTCAAGCGTTGTTCGTGCCGTTGGACGGGTTATGAAAAGAGCAATTGCCGCTGGCTATAATCCAAAACCAATAATTGAGCCGGACAAAGAGGTTTCTGCTGGAAATTCTGAAAAAATAGATAAGAAGCTATCGCAAAAAGTGCCGACCTATGTTGTCACCTGGGCGCAAAATGCCACGGAAGTTGATACCGAATTCCTTGCATCGATCAAGCAATACTGCAAACACAGAAACGCCATGCTGGTTGTTATACCAGGCAGGTATAGAAACCCGACAAGCGTTAGTGAAAACGAGATTTCCAAGAGGTCAAAAGAGTATTGGGCCGACGAAGTTTCGCCATACTTAATGAATCACAGAAAAGTGCTGAACAGCAACATATTGATAATGGGAGACATCAAAACCCAGCCAACCGCCAGCCAGCCGCTCTCAGGGCTTGAGGCGATAACAGGAGGGATGTCTGGTATATTCGGGCACCCAAAGGTACAGCTAAAGGCCGTGGCGACGCCACAACACGAGCTTCCAAAGTTATTAATGACCACTGGAGCAATCACTAAGTCGAATTATTCAGACACGAAAGCTGGCGCAAAAGGTGATTTTCATCACATTATTGGCGCAACAGTCGTTGAGATTGAGGGCGACACCTATCACACAAGGCAAATTGCCGCCATGGAGGATGGCAGTTTTATCGATCTGGATTATGAGTACACGCCAACGGGTAAAAAGAAAGCCCCAAGGGCCGCAGGATTGACGCTTGGCGATATTCACACAGAGTTTATAGATCCAGATTGCGAAAGGATCACGTTTTTAGATAAGGACTGCATTGTAAAAGTCCTAAAGCCTGAAAAAGTAGTGCTTCACGATTGGTTTGATGGCTATTCTGGATCACATCATCACAAGAACCGAGTGTTTATTAATTACGCCAAGCACAAAAGCGGCAAGAACAACGTGGAGAAAGAAGTTTTACGGACTTTTGAGAAAACAAAAGGCTGGCTTTGTGCTGATACTGAATTCTTTATTGTTGGTTCAAACCACAATGAGCACTTGCTCACTTGGTTGGAGCGTGGCGAGCCTAATCTCGATCCAGAAAACGCCTTGTTTTATCACACCATGATGGCTCGGGTTTTATCTGGCGTGGTAATGGGTGAAACGTCGGCAAAGATTCCCAATCCTCTTGAATTGCTGGCAAGGGATCACTTGGAATTTGACGGCATGAGATTCTTAAAGCGCAGCGATTCGTTAATGATTGCAGGAACAGAAAATTCATTCCACGGGGACAAAGGCGTCAACGGCGCACGGGGCTCTATCAACGCCTACAAGGATATTGGCGTAAAATGCAACACAGGGCACGGCCATTCCCCGGCAATTGAAGGAGGCCACTACAGAGCGGGCACAAATTCACGTTTGGACCTTGAGTATGCGGAAGGCCTTAGTTCTTGGCTGCATACCGACGTTGTGACCTATGCCAACGGCAAACGAACGCTGCTACACAAGTTTGGCCGGTCTTGGCGGGCTAAGAGATGAAATACTTTAATATCTGGATTGACGGCGTACATTTTCAGGGGCAAGCGGTTAGCCGTCGCGCCGCCTTTATCATTGCGGAAGATTTGCCAAGCTGTTCGGCGGCGTCTTCCATAATGATTATAGAGTTCTTTCCTGTTAAACATTAAAATGTTTGCTTTGTTGATTTAATGGGTTTATAGTTACTGCTATACACATTAACCAAAGCCCAAAGGAGGGCCGTATTGTGAGATTTATAGACTGGTTTATGATGGGCGCACTTTTTATTCTTTGCGTTTTTGCATCTATTGACACAGAAACCCAAAACGAAGAATCCGAAATCTACTGCGAAATGGTTGAAATGTTCAACCAAACCGGCGGCGAATACGGCTGGCCGGATTATAAAGAAACTTTTGAAAAGGAGTGTAAACCAAAATGATTGACGATGCCCCTGAATTTATTACAAAAAAATCTTGGCGCTATTACGCTCAGGGACACAATGCACAAACAGAAGGCCAGAGCAAAGACGCTGCAACATGCGTTTTTGAGACGGCAAATAGATCGTGGTGGTTAGCTGGCTGGCATGATTCGGAAATGGAGAAGGAGTGCACAAAGTGAAAAAAACAAACCCCAAGGATTTTGTAGGATGCGACAAGATCCCATTTCATTTGTGGCCTGAGACGGCAACCCTGCTCGGATCTCTTGCGCTGCTCGATGGCGCAAGCAAATACGGCCGCTCTAATTTTAGGGCTGTAGGTGTTCGCGCAAGCATTTATTATGATGCTTGCCGTCGTCACATGAATAAATGGTTTGAGGGAGAAAACACAGATCCAGACAGCGGGCTTCCTCACCTGGCTCACTCGCTGGCTTGCCTTGCCATATTGATTGAAGCAAGCGAGCAGGGCAACATGACTGATGATAGGATGTTTAATGGCGCTTATATTAAGATGGTTGAGAAATATTCGCCGATGGTCGCCAAGATCAAAGAAAGCCACAAGGACAAATCCCCCAAGCATTACTCTATTGCAGATAACCTATGAGCGCTTTAGTATTTTGGGGGCTGTGCGGTATCGCACTAATGCTGTCAACTACACTTTATGGAGCATTTGTCAAAGCGCCAAAGTACGGCCAATCTCCGTGGCAGTCTGTTGGCGAGGCGTGGACAAATGTATTTATTGGGTTTTCTATTAACTTTGTTGCTAACTTCTTTGTTTTTCCACTGGCTGGGTATGCCTTACCTGATGCGGAAACCAATTTTTGGATCGGCTGTATCTATACTGGAATAAGCGTTTTAAGGAGTCTTGTTATCAGGAGAGCCTTTAATTGGTTTTCCCGTTAGCGCAGTCGCCCGAGTCCTTTGATTTTTCATAATCGACGTGGACCTTGCTTGAAAAGAAAGGGATTGTTCCAACGCTTATTTCTCCGACCGCTTTGATTGTGCCGTACTCCTCGCAATCAAATTCTAGGGTTTCGAGCAATCCTTTATCGCTTGTGGCGCAACCTGTCATAATGAATGCCATAAATAAAATGTATTTCATAATTCGATTCTTCTGTACATAAATTGATGCTCTATAACGTCCTTTTTTTTTCTTGGCATTATGCAAATTTGTAGCGCGACCAATGATCCAACCGCGCATTTTTCTAGGGATAAGCCCGCCTTTTGTAAAAGGTATTTTTGTCTTGCTTTCCTGAACGTCTAGCTTTAGCTCTAAATCAATTAAATCGTTGCTTTCTTGCGGGATAATTCCATGCTCTATAAGCCAGCAATTAACATCATGCTTTGCGCTCGGAAGCAAAATAAAATCATAATCCGGGTATCTGTTCGCCCCATTCCACTGGAAGCCTTCCTGCATTTCAAGCCACCACCGGCCGTCTATGTATCTGACGTTATAGAATAGCGCGGCAAACTCCCTGACAATGCCCACGTCGTTATGGTATGGCATAAGAACAGGCTCGCCAAGGGTATACAGCTTATTGCTTACAAGGGCGCTGGTGGACTTAGCTGGCATTACATTACATCGCTTAGATAGTGGTTAAATATGGATCTGGAATAATTCATTGTTTCATGGCAGTTTTTCGGGCTTGTAACCTGACAAAGAGAGCCAATTATTTCTTTGTATCCAGAAACGCCACCGGCTATTTTTTGCGCCTTTAAGATATTGCTAAACCCGGCGTTGTAGCTTGCCAGCGCTAGGCAGTGTCTATCGATAGATGGCCTCGGCCAATGCCATTTTTCAATGAGCATTCCTAGATAGCATGCGCCCGTTTCTATGCTGGCCTTCGCGTCTGTTGGTGACTCGCCTTTGTGGCCAGCCCTAACAGACCACTGAGCCCAAGTCGCTGGCATTATCTGCGCAAGCCCCACGGCTCCCGCTGGCGATACCGCAAACTGGTTAAGGCTGGATTCTTGGAATAGCTGAGCCTTGAATAGCCGCCAGTCATAATCTTCTGGAAGCCATTTCTTGACGGCTGCTATAATTATTTCATCGTATATGTTTTTATCCATTATTTTATCGACGCCTGTGTATTCTGGAATTGAGAAGCAATAACAGCTAAGGATATTTCGATTTTGTTAAGCCTTATCGTGTTGCTTTTTAAGGATAAGTCCGATTCCTGCGCCCTTTTAAGTTGCGTTTCAAGCAATGCCTGATTAACCGCAACCCCTGAATTTAAAGAAAATAAAACACCAAACAGCGCAAGCATTGAAGAAACAAAAATAGTCGTTATGATCCCAGCCGCAACCGTTATGAACTTTTCTTTTGTTAGCATTTGTTATTTACCTGGCGTAAAGAATTATCAACCAAAAACTACCTAACCGGAAGCTCTTGAAGCAGCTCCGCCAATGTTGGCTTATCTCTTGCCCCGCTGTCTACGTTTTTCTGCACCTCAAATGCGTAGTTCCATACAGCGTCTCTCCAGTCCACAGTTACTTGGGCCTCTACTCCAAAAGCTCCCTTGCTTGAAGCGTAACTGCACTCTGAAATAACTGAAGAGTATCCTCTACTGATAGAGCTGTTATCCAGCATTGACTGAATGGCCTTGGCCGCAATTCTTGTATGTACAATGGCCTCTAGTTCTGCCTGCGTATGTTTCATTTTTAATTCCTTATTTGCTAATGTAAACGCGAGCGTTGCGAGGCCCACCGGAAGAAGGTGCTGTTACTCTAACTAAGTCGGTCGATGGCATGTCAATTTCGTATCCGTAAGATATTTGATTTAATACATTTGCATCATAATCAAATAAAACCTTATCTACAGAAGGGGTAGCAGAAGTCGATGTTGATTTTAAAACAATGCCAAGAGCAAACTTAGTCCCAAAGGCAGGCCAGTTGCCGTCTGCAACATTACCCACATCGGTTCCACTCATGTTGTTAGCCGCTACCGTCTGTGCTTGCTCTACAGCGCCAGCCGTTGTGTTTATAGTTGACGATGCCCAAGTTTCTGAGGCATAAGTCGCATTAGAGTTGTAGTACCAAGTGCCATCGACCCCGCCGTGAACAGAAGCTAACGAGCTCGCTATGGTTCTAGCCGCTGTCTCACCGTTGCCTATGACAATAAAACTACCACCTGTAACTACATTGCTAACCAGTGTTGGATTGAACGAGAACACATAATTAGCTGTTTGGCTGTTCAAGGTTTCCGTTGCGGTCACGCTGTTTAAGTCAGTATAAAATGTTGTGTCTACGGTATCTGCTCCAGATATTGCGGATACGTGCTGGTCTGTGACGTATAGCGCGGTTTCTGTGTCTATTATTGCAGAGGTTCCGTAGTCGGAGTTTCCGTCATCCTGATAAGTCACAATTGCTTTAGTGCTGGTTAGCATTGCTACTGAAATGTAGTTTGTGGTGGCAGACTCAAATACAACAGGAGTTCCTGCGGTTATGGTAGAACCTGAAACATCTAGGATACACGTTGTTCCGTAGGAGGAGTTTCCGGCATCTCGGTAAGTCACTATTGCTTTGGTGTCTTAGTTAGCTATTGTTACTGAAATGTA